CAACAGTGCGATAAGCTTAGACTTTTTCATGTGTGTTCCTTGTTGCTATGTGTTTATTATATACTCAAACTGAATTACGGTCAAACCATTCATCTACCGTGAGGACAGTGGGTTCATCGTAAACATCTTTACCGTTATCGTAATATGCATGATTTTGAGAAGACCATTTGTGCCCAGCAAACATGAAATTGCCGTAGTTGGCGCCTGTTTTATATGAATCCTTTGCAGCCTTTTCAAATTCCACAGCAAATGCTTCTGCGGATTCATACTCTACTGGAACTGTGTTGCGGCATGAATACGTATAACCATCACCCATCTGATATACAATGACTAATCGCATTTTGAATTCCCATTTGTAACTAATTTACAGACCCAACAGTTCACGTTCTTCTTCGGACAATTTTTTCAATGCTGCTTGCTTGACTTGATATTGACGTTCTGCCTCACGGGCTTCTTTTTCCTTCGACTCGACACGCCAAGTCAGATCGTTCAGCGACTCTTCGGAATTGGTGCTGTAGAACAGATTAAGCATGTATTTGTAGGTGTGACGATCAACACGATCATACAAGGTAAACGTAAGATCGGAGTTAGCCCGTAGTTCGTAGTTTGCATCCTGCGCCCGAGCCAGCATAGCCATCAAACGTTGCGGATAGGTTGCCTCTTGCTCTGCTTCAACCTGCTGCAACTCAACGGCGAAGCGGGCCAGACGTTCTGCTTTAGTTTCTCTTGCCATCTCAAACTCCTGTTTGTTGCTGTTTAAGTATCTATTATAGCACTATGTGAATTAATTGTCAAGCATTACCAAATTGTGACTTCGACATCAAAGCCACGATCTTTTACTGAATCCATCCACCAGTCAAGCTCTGCAATGTGATCGCAACCTTCGTTCACAATCTTAACACTGATTGGATCACCATCGCCAAAGATGTCGTCATCAGCGTATACATTCACTTGCTCATCTTTGGCTATGCTCAAGACCCAATCCTTGTATGCTTTAATGTAATCAGCAGATTTAACAATCTCATAAGACACGGTGGTGGGAGTCTGCCAAGCATTGAAATACTCAGTCTGAGACTCAATCTTGCCAGTACGGTTGACAGTTACTTCCCGCACAGCTTCAAAATGAATGTTCATGCTCATGTTATGCTCCTTATTGCTATGTATCTATTATAGCACTATGTGAATTAATTGTCAAAAGAAGTCTTCAAACTCGTCAGCAGACATACAGAGATACTCCATTTCAGTGTATCCATTACGATCCACACCATCGCCTATACCAACATAATTGCCATCACAGTCAAAGGCAGAATATCCATATCGGTCATAACCTTCGTCATCATAGTCGTCAAACATGGTCTTTTCATCATATGCCACGCCGCTGTCGGAAATTTCTTTTGACCACTCAGCAGGTACTTTGCCGTAACAGTTGTAGATAAACTCTTTGTCACGGGGAAGATTTGGAGAATATTTTCCTCGGCTCATGTTCGGCTCCTTGTTGCTGGTTAAGTATATATTATATACTCAAACTGAATTACGGTCAATCTTATTTGCGTTTTGCCTTGGAATTTTTAATTTCTTCTGCGCGACGGAATGCATTTAGATCGTCACGAGTTAACCAACCGTCATGCCATTTTGGCCCAGGACCGCCGCCCACAAGCCATCGTGTAGGATGCTTGAGTAATTCAGGTTTCAGCTTGTCAATTTTCCACATTGGGCGATTCGCAAGCCAATCAGCGTTTCGGGCATTTATTTCAGTGCTGTGTGTCATTTCACCTCCTTGATGCCGTGGTCGGTCTCTGCTCTCATTTACTCTCCTTGGTCATATCATCCTGTTGGGGATCGTATGTGCCAATGTTGCCTGTTGCACTTTTGATTTGAGTTTGATAGAAGGGTCTGTAGGTAATGTGAGTGGGTCCACCATCATTGCCCATTTCTAAATCATCCGGATCGCCACCATATAATTTACCACCAACATCAAAGGCATCGTAGTGAAAAATACCATCATAACCAAATGATTCCAACGCTGCTACAAATTCTGAACTGTCACCTATTGTAAACGTATCTATAGTACAATCCTCTAGTATATTTACAATACTACTGTCATCATCTCCTGCAAGTTCAGATATTTTTTCTGCTACTTCCACAAAGTCTTTCATTCGATAGAGACCATCACTTGCATCGATTTTATACCGTGCACCAGTGTTGTAAATTATGGTATCTAATTCTTGTAGAATTTCAATTATAGTACCAATATCGTATTTGGGGAATTTGCGAAATATTTCGTCTAGCGTAGCGTTTTCTCCTAGATCGCGTATGTCAAATGGTGTCTTTATAGCAAGATATACTGGGTGAACATTACTGCCAGCACCATACTCATGGGTAGCTAACTGTCTTGCGTATACACTGGCAACATGTGGATCAGCCGCAAAACTTGATGTTGCTCTCCCCCGTCTTAGACCAAAGCCAGTTGATTTAGGAACTCGTCTGGTACCACGAAACACCATCAGTGGACTACCGCTTGAGTCAACAACCTTACTGCCACGAAACCATGCTAAGAATGCTGGATTATACTGTCGCTGTGCCGCTTCCACAATGTTGATAAGTTTGCGTATATCGTTGGACATACGGTATTTATGTTCAACTGGCAACGTATGCCTCAGCTGTTGGGGATGTTGGAAAAACACGCCAGCTGTGCCGCAATAAGATCCGTTGGCTCTTGTTATTGAGCATATTCAGCAGATTTTTTGTAAAGTTCTTGAATTCGTTCGTTCATAGTCTACGCCAAATGTGTGTACAATCTGGACACTGCCATTGTTGCGTCCTATCTGTTTCCATATCGTAAATGCCAATCTGTCGGCCCCACTGCCCCCGCTCTCGTGTGGCACCATACATTGCCGCAATACGATCAGCTTCAGCTTCACTGCCAGAATCTTTGTAAAAGTGTTCCCAAATGCTGCCACCATCAAGATCGGCATTGCAGTTAGGGCAATATCCATTTTCGTTCATTCTTCAACTCCGATTTTATCTGAGGGAATCTGGTTATAGGGCATATTGTGTTTGCGGCTTTCTTCTATGATATGAGCCAAGTCATCTTCAAATTTTGTATATCCAGGATTAGATCGTAGTCGTTGCCAGAATGGACTATTAGTGTCATCACTGAACACTTCCTTGATACTGGTTTTATATGCCTTCATTTTTCAACTCCGAAATGATCTAAAACTGTTTGCCCACAATCATTGATAACTGCTTCTTCAATCTGACTGCGATAATCTTTATAATAACACGGAACACTCAGCACTACATTACTACACTTCTTGATAATCAACTCAGCGAACTTTTCTGGATCAAAGTTTTTGTAGACATTGATTTCTTGAAATGTATGAGTTCCATTTCCGTCAATATTTGTTGGTTTAGAGTCCAGTCTATATAACATACCAGCCTGTGTCATAAGTTCTTTAATTCGTTCGTTCATTCTTTAACTCCAGTCTGATTATTCAGCACCCAAGTCAGTCTGTCAATAACGTCCTTCAAATCATCTTTGACAATAACTGCACCAACTTTAAGACGGCGTGCATAACTCATATCTGCTACACGTATTGCCCAATCCATGTATAATTGTGTAAATCTATCTTTCATTTTTTAGTTCTAGCAACATTTTTTTAAAATCTGCCATATATGCTAATTGGATATTATGTAGATACATGTATAGCTTGGTATCGTTACTCCACTCTTCTATCGCATAGACTAATGCAGAATCAACATGCGGCTCTAATTTTAGTACGTATTCTTCTAATGTCATTCTTTAACTCCAAAATGGTGATCAATCAATGCTCTCACATACCATGTACTCAGCCCAATATGTCCCCAGCCTGGTCCACGCTCGTGGGGAACATAAACCTTGTCGCACTTATCATGTTCAGCCTCTGCTAGAAGTTTTTTAAGTTCTTCAATGCCAAATCCCTTAAAGAAATTAAAAGATGATTGAGTTGAAAAATAATGGTATTCATGTTTAAAGTCAGTGGTTGGATAGCCCTTATCGTAGGGAATTTTTATGCCGTCAAATGCGCCCATTATTCTTCAACTCCGAAATGTGTAAACAATAATTCACAGTGGTGTGTTGCTCCATTATCTTCGTACATAACACTGACACATTCTTTGACAATCAACTCGGCGAACTTTTCGTATAGTTTGCTCTCAAAATTCTTATACTCCATAATCATAAGGAGTTGCGTTTCTTCCACAGCCTGTTCAGCAAGTTTTCGAATTCGGTCGTTCATTCTTCAACTCCGAAATGTTGTTTAACCACGCTACTAAAAGTTGACTCAAGTTCATAATTACGCAAAGTTACTTGAATACATTCTCTGACAATCAACTCGGCGAACTTTTCGATGGCTTCGTCGCCCACAAGAGCATGCCCCATATAGTCATCATAGATACCAGTATAATGTGGGTCAGCCTGTTCAGCAAGTTCTTTAATTCGTTCGTTCATTCTTCAACTCCGAAAAAATGTTCTCTAATCGCTACGTAACTATCAACACCACACTGAACATAACCATCCCAATGTGTGTCCTTCATCATTTCTTTATCTTCTAACACAGGCTTATACTGTTCTTCAACCTGACGCATACATTCTTTCACAATCAACTCGGCGAACTTTTCATTATAATCTTCAGCAAACACCTCGTGATAATCTTCCCAATTTGGGTAACCTGCTTCTAGCCATTGTTGATTAGCGTATGCTTCAGCTTGACTGACGAGCTGTTTAATTCGTTCGTTCATTAAATGCCTTTCTACAATCAATCAATAAGTCTCGCACTTTTTGGTGCTCCATGAGTTCAGGATTAAACAAGCCACCTACTGACAAGTATTCCGTAATTCTATCTACAAGTTGTTTGGTTGGATTCATTCTTGTCCTGATAGTGTCGGCAAGGTCTGCTGGATGCGTTGATTTGTCAGCCTCTGCACATATCTTTGCACATGCCTCGTTTTCTGCTGTTGCTACAAGGTTGGCAAAACCCTCTAGACTACGCCAGTCATACTTATCCCAAGTGCCGTTCCAATCAAGGTCAACTGCTTTTGCCATGCGTACAATATCATTTTTGGTCATCGCAACTCCGGTTCTTTTTCATAGCATGGTTTACACACTGCATCTGATCGTGGTCCCATACAGTGATAGATAACACCAGCACAATACTTACACAAGATAAATGCGTGAGTCACTATACTGCCTTTTGCCGGCGCATACATGTGATAGTAACCTTCTTCACGCTCTGTGTAGCCAATGTGTTCACGTTCGTTCATTCGTTAAACTCCTTAAGTTCAAACACATAATGACCACCACGACGAGAGCTTACCCAATTCAGATGCCACATCATATCACACTTTTGCATTGAACTGATAATGCTTTCATTGCCACTCCATCCAGCAGTTGAAATATCATACTGATAGACTTTCTCATCTTTGCGATACTCATGATCAGCCTCACCTTCCCCCCAGCCCCATGATGGCATGTACCAAATGCTTTTGATAAAGTCGAACCAACCTTTGGCATCGCTCCAGTGCCAGGTTTCAACAATATCAAGTGCAGCATCAGTGGGATACCCGTCCTCATCTATTAGGTCTTGCTCCATTAGTTTAGCAATGAGTGCCTTACTGTCTGCAATATCCTGCAACATCTTGGTATGAATTTCTTTAATATACGCTTCGTGTTCTTCCTTAGTTCTTTTCACTGTGTCACTCCAAAGTGTTTCTTTGCTGCATTCCACCCATACTGAAATGCTTCCCATTCTAGTTCATCATAGCCACATGCACCCGATAGCGAAATATTGCGACCATCTGAGGTATCTTTGAGATATAGATCAAACATATCTGACTGTTCTTGGGTGTCCCAATCTTCTTTCATTCGTTCGTTCATGTTATTTCCAGAATTTGTACCAAGGCTTCCTAATAGATACAGGTTTTCCCTCAAAGTAGAGTGCATCAGGACCACATTTTTCTTCACGCATGCCGGCATACTGCAAGGGTTTACTCCGTGTCACGTGTGCAAATTTAGCATTAATGGAGCCATCAATTACAGAATACCCATTTTGGGGTGCATGGCACCAATCTGCCCTGTACCCCTTCGAAAAATACTTACAGTCTTTACATAATTTCATTCTTTAGCTCCAAACTTTTCTTGCAGCCGTTTGAACTCAGCAGCATCACGCTGTTCTTCAAACTTTGCGTAGTTTTCTTCACGAGCAATGCGCCGTGCCAGTTCTTCGTCAGTTTCTGGTTCATCTTTGCAAACATACAAAGTCTCTCGATCAGAGTCACTATACGGTTCACACTTGCCCATGATCTGTGCGTCATTGCCATACTTCTCGATCAGCATCTTGACTTTGTTCAATACATCTTCTAGCGTATTCCATTCAAAATGAATCGAAGTCTTTTCTTTAGAGACCATCTTGCGTTCGTAATTTACTTTCATTTATTCCACATCCATTTCTTGGTAATTGCGATACTCAGATTCGGTATCTTCAAATTCTTCTTTCCAAATCAATGCTTTGACTTCATTATCAAACACTTTCATCGCCGACTTGAATTCGTCACAATAGTTGAAATAGCACTGATATCCGATCCAGACTTTCATTCTTCAACTCCGAAATGTGCTTTAACTCTAGTCATAGCAGCAATTTTAGCAGTTTTATATGCCCCAGATGCAGAACAGTCTGTGTCAGGAATAGCCTCAGCAATTTGAGCAGTACATTCCCGAACAATCAACTCGGCAAACCTTTCTGCACTAAAGCACATTGTCTCATAAGGCATGTTGTTAGATGGATCAATTGTGGTATCTGGCACATGAGCCTGTTTATAAAGTTCCAACATTCGTTCGTTCATCACATGCTCTCCAATGCCTTCTTTAGTTCAATGAGTTCTTTAGCCAGTTTGTCATAGTCGCTCTTCCGAACAAACTTAATATACTTTGCAGTTCCTACACTGGTCATAGCAGGGACCCAAAATGCCCAAGTTTTTGGTTTCATTCCGCAACTCCGAAATGTTCTTTGATCTGATTTGCCGCCCAACGAACACCTTTGTCCCATTCGTCATTGCTACCATTATCGGCACACTGGTCAATACATTCCTGAACAATCAACTCGGCGAACTTTTGATCTAAGAGTTTTCTATATTCTTCTATGTCAATACCATTATCAATGCTATCAACATAGTCTGCGGCTTGTTGTTTAAGTTCTTTAATTCGTTCGTTCATTTTAAGCTCCCAAGAAATGGGAATCACGCAACCTTGGTATTGAACAGTTTGCGAAATTCCGTCTATATTGTGTATCATTCTTCAACTCCGAACCGTTCTAGTATATGCATATCAATAGCATAGGTTGGCATCATTTTTATTTCACAATATTCTTCGTGTTCAACAGCAATTTTAGCACACTCCCGAATAATCAACTCGGCAAATTTTTCCATAACTAAATCAGTCCCGTATGCTAGTCTGTCTGGATATCCAGCCTGACGACCAAGTTCTTTAATTCGTTCGTTCATTATTCGTCTTCCAACAGATTTAATTTTTCTGCCATTTCAACGCACATACGTCTAATTCCCAACACTCGGTCACGGTGACTTAGAATTTCTTCCGTCTCGTTCAGAATGTCTTCGGCAATACGCCAAGCACCCTGTGTAAAATCAATCTCGCCACGACCAGCCTTGACCCCAATACAAACCGCCTGAGCCAGTAAGTCTTTTAACGAAATCTTGCCGTCAATCATACGATCTTCAATCATTCTTCAACTCCATATTCTGCTTTCAAATCATCCATAGCTTTACGCATACGTTCTTTCACTGGAAGATATTGCACAGGATGAATAGGAATATAGGACCACCCCATACCACCCCATATTTTACTACCTTCTAGCAATTTGTCAATGTCAGCAAGTAGTTGGAATCTAGGATCAGCCCAGAGTTTCTTAACATGTTCGTTCATTATTGATATCCTTAAAATACAGAAACTGGTGGGATCTTTGAGCTACCACAGCCACAGTTTCTCTTGAGAATATGTTGATACTTTTCTGGGTTATCTTTCATATCCTGAAGACGCTGATAGAATCGTTCTTCAATCTCTTGATCGATGCAAGAAGTATTGAAGAAGTTGCGAATCTTTTCTAATAGTGTTTTCATTCTTCAACTCCGAAATGTTCTAAAATTCCACCAGGTCCATCATATGCCAAAGAGGCACACTCTCTGACAATCAACTCGGCGAACTTTTCCAAGGTATCTGTGGACATATGAGATACCGTAAGTTTGAATAAGTCTGGGGATCGCATACCCGCCTGTTTGGCAAGTTTAAGAATTTGTTTGTTCATCATCTACTCCAGTTTTGTTGCGAATGTAAATATTATAGCATCCACTGGATTATCAGTCAACCGAAAAATTATGAACTAGTACGCGGATTATTCTGCTGAATTGAATACTCAGCCACTGTTATTATCATCAATTGATGTTTGGTCTGGCAGATTTTCTTCAACAATTACACCGCCCAAACAAGACTGATAGCATTCAGCAACTGCTCTGACGTAAAATTTTATCATAGCACCATTGGTAGTGGTAAGTTTATAGACGGTCATGCCGCAAATACCTGATATTCTTCATAGGTAAGGAACAGATCAGTCTGGGGATTTATATATTCACCTTGGCTGGGAGAGTAATATAAGACCCGATTGCCATCATAAAAAAACGGACCTTCTAGACCTTCACGTGCCTCATAACAAGCACGAAATTCCTGAGATACGTTGATAATTTTGTAACCCATTTTCTGTCCACCTACGAAGATATTTATTGTGAATTTAGATTATACGATTCATCTGAATGAACGTCAAGCATGTTTAGCATGCATTCACATGATCATTGATCACACCTTCTTGTGAGATAGACCTAATACGAACTCGCGCGTTAACTGCATGTTCAGCTTCTTCAAAAGTTTCAAAATCTTTGGTTACAGAAAACTGTCCGTCACATACGTACCGACTAATATACTCCCAGGTGTGACCATACCATCGCTTTACCCGAAAACGAACCTGATACATGACCTTGTTGTTACCGTCCACTTCTTTGATAATCTGATATCGCATGTTAATATTCCTCAAACATCTTCTTTTCTAGTTCATGCAACTTGACTCGTGCAGCTTCAATGTTCCTATCGTACAAGTCACGCTCGATCATCCGAAAGTCTTGCCTGAATTCACCGAAGATTGCTTCGATCACTTGTCGCTTTGTGCGCTCGATTGCATGCGACAGTGCATTGTCTGACTTCATCTTGTCTAATTCAGAAACAAAACATTCAGAGCCTATGGTAACTCCAATTCTGTATTGTGTCTCTAGTTGAGCGGGATCAGTTCGGATATCCTCACGGACACTGAACACATCTTGCAGTAGTGGACTCAATACGTTAATCATACGTACTCTGTCCATCTTTGTTGCTGTGATTGCTTTTACTACTTGACTCATTTTGATGCGTAATCCATTAGATAATTGTAAACTTTTTCTGGCTCTGTCTTCCAGACTTCTTCAGGCGTCTGCATGTCAAACGCTTTGTTTTGACCTGACCACCATCGCGGGGCTGCATCTTTACCAATCATCGCAATTAGTAGAGCATGACATCTTCCGAGCATAAGTTGCTCATTCATTAGATTTCTCCATCAAAGTTTGCAGTGCTTTTGCTGCTTCTTCTAGCAAGTCTGCGATTCGATCTGGCTTGCCTTCCTGTACACTCTTGCGGCTTTGAATCTGTCTGCGAATCTCAGCCCGCTTGAGGAGTCGATAGATTAGATCCTCTCCCATCACCATTCTTTAGTTCCTCGAACAGGAATTCTAACTATAGCGTCACGCCCATTCATTTCACTCTCGAACTGAATGTCGATAGTATACCCAATGCCACTTGAATTATCCTTAATCAAATCAAATGCAGATATTTTATTTTCAAGAACAATCTCTCGAATGGCTGCCAAGTCCAATGTGCTTAGTCGCATAATAGTATTCATTCTTTTACTCCAAAATGTTGTTCAATCTGATAAGCAATGTGATTACCTTCATCTGAATCACCGTACTCGTCTACAATAGCAATACATTGCTGAACAATCAACTGGGCGAACTTTTCCAAGTCAATATTGTATTCTGAATAACGATGGTAGCATTGTTCAGCAAGTTGTTTAATTCGTTCATTCATTTTAAGCTCCCAAGAAATGGGAATCACGCAACCTTGGTATTGAACAGTTTGCGAAATTCCGTCTATATTGTGTATCATTCTTCAACTCCGAAATGTTTCTTCAACACATCACCGATAATGTCAACACCATAATCATCTACGTGTACGTCTATACACTCCCGAACAATCAACTCGGCGAACCGTTCTAGATATTTGTTATGGGCAGCAACATACTGTGTTATCTCAGACTGTTCTGCAAGTTCTTTAAGTCGTTCGTTCATTCTTTAACTCCGAAATATGTTTTAACTTTTTCACATAATCTCTGGACACGTTCTGCTGCTTGTTTGTCTTTGTTACCAACACAATCTAAATATTCTAGTATCAAAATGTCATCAAATTTCTTAACAAGCAACTCGGCGAAATCTAGATAATTGTCAGGAAATTTATAACCTCTACCCATGTCTTCGGCTAGTCCAGACTTGACAGCAAGGTCATTGATAATTCGTTCGTTCATAGTCCTTGTGCCTTTCTGTTAGGACATGCTTCGCATGGTTGATATAACTGTGTCATTGCACATTCAGCACAACTCATCCAAAAAGTTCTCATTCTTCAACTCCGAAGTGTTGTTCAATTTGATAAGCAATGTGATTACCTTCATCTGAATCACCATACTTGTCTACAATAGCAATGCATTGCTGAACAATCAACTCGGAAAACTTTTCAATCCTAGTATCAAATTTTGAGTGATGACTGTCCCAGCCAGCCTGTTCAGCAAGTAGTTTAATTCGTTCGTTCATTCTTCAACTCCAAGCCAATCTAAACTTACCAAAAATAATTTCATAAATTTTCATACCATCAATTGTAGTAGTGCCAAGCCTGAATAAATGATTTACTTGCTCACCTTTGTGACTTTTAGTAAACCACAATCCACTTTTTGAATATTCAAATTTTGTCATTATTCAACTCCGAAATGTTCTTTGATCGCTAAAGCAATATTAGTACCGAATAGACAGTTTCCTGGTTTATTCATACGACCAGCATGGGCACTTTCATCAAACGCAATGCGTACACATTCTTTAACAATCAACTCGGCGAACTTTTCTTGGAAGTCGCTAGGTACATGAGTACTAATCCGCCATCCGCCATTTTCAGATGAGAATATCATAGCCTGTTTAGCAAGTTCTAGAATTCGTTCGTTCATTCTTCACCCACCTGTTCTTCGTAAACTTGAGTTGGAGCGTAGGGAAACGTCACGGGAACTCGAGAACCACGACTAGTGAAGTATGTTTTGTAAGGTTTACCGTCATCGATATCGGGCGAAGAATACCACTCCCAAAAGATTTTGCCTTCACTATCATATGCACCGGCATCATCTTTGAATACACGACCCAATCGTTTGTTTTGATAGAGTGTGCCGTTGTTACTGCCGGACACCTCTTTTGCAATCTCCATCCACTCAGAGTCTTCGCCAGTCAGAAAAGTCAGTGGTTCATACTTCAACAACTTTGACAGCAAGTTGACAGCATAGTTTGCACTGAATCCACTATGTCCTTCTTTAGAGAATTCATGGATCATATGCAAAATGTGTTTACGCATTGCACCATTCATCTCATCACCGTCGTCAACTAGACCTATGATGTCTAATTCAGACTCTGCGAATTTCATCATATTACTCATTGTATTTTCCTTTTTCAATTTCATCAGATGTACTTTCAGTTGCCCAGTGTACTACAACCCAATCATCAATGCAATCTTTTTCCGACCAAGTCTTATCATATTCTTCTTGACCGTATTTCTCAATCATCTTTCCGCGCCAATGTGGGTAATACTGTTTGATAATGTCGTTGTCCGAAAGTGTTTCGTACACGACTTCTCCTTTGTCGCCGGGATAACAAATAGTCCAATACTGCATGAATTATTCCTCGGTCCAGGGATTTGCCTGATTAGGATTATGAACTTCAGTATTATTGTTGATAGCATCTGAATCACTTTGATCAATGACATAAGACAGCAACATGGCCAGAATGATAATCATCAAAAAAATCCAACAGCAAGTGCAACTAGAATTAGCATAAAATGCCCCGTGTTAATTATAAACTATCAATTTTCATCGTGTGATCCCAAAATGTTCAACAACCACATCGTACATACAACGGAATTCGCTGTCATTATTTTCAGCTTGATTAGCCACTCTGGCACATTCTTTGATCAGATACTCAGAATATATTTTGATAAAAAGATCCTGATCGTAGTTTCCTAGGTCAGGGTGTGCTACTGCCTGCTGAGCCAGCATTTTAATTACGTTATTCATGATGTCACTGTGGTTTGATGCGTTGTAGTAAATACAGATTTTCCGCAGTCTCTGATGGACTTGACCAGTACTTGTGGATCAGTCTGGCTTATTTCCAATAATTCAGACAAGCATAGTTCAGAATCAAATAACCAGATTTCGGGACATCTTTGTTGATTGTATATGGCTCTGAGAATGAGTTTATTTCCGGGAAATTTATTCTCAGATTCACGGCCCTGCAGAGTACTCCAAGTAATATCCTTTTCAAACTCAGTGCAATCATAGATAGTCTCAAATCCCAGAGAATCAAAGTATGCCAGGTATGTGTGTGGTATACTCATGGTATTTTAACTGCCGTTATCCTGCTCTCTACGTTTGCGTCGTGCTTCTGCAAGAATGAATACTTTTTCGTTGTCATTGACCCAGTCATCTGGAATAGGCACACCATTGATTGCATGATTTTCTTCACTGTCGTAGGCCCAACCAAGGCCGCGCAGCATCTTGTGTTTGACCAGCAGATTGGGTACACGGAAATCTTCCAAATCCTGGAATCCTATCATGACCCCAATCTCACACACTGCACCACTGCGACAGACGCCAGCATGGCAGTGTACTATCACATTCATGTCCTGGGCCAGTGCATGTTGCAACAGCTTGACTAATTTAGTAGCCTGATCCTGCGTGATGGCAACTTCACTGACGTCAACGAACTCCCCACTGCCAAAGTTGGTTATACCATCTTCTTCAATATCAAGAAAATCAAACTGATGTATTTCCTTGAAATGGGCATATTGTGGGGTTGGGTGGTCTCCGGGCGGATCGGAAATCTGAATTAGCATGGAGTTTGCCCCGGGGTCTCGATGCGAGCCACGAGAGACTTCACTCCGTGATAAATTTTGAATCCAGGGCATGCATGGTCTCCGTTATTTTTAAATCAATTTTCCCAGTAGTAGCCTTCCCAGCAATCCTGTGTGCACTTACGGGAAATACGCTTGACCTCAGCCTGGACCAGGCGATAGAACTGGTCCCGTGTGAGCCGTCCGTGACGCATGGAAACCAGAGTTTTGGCAGCGTCGGTCACACTTCCAAAGTAGATACCCTCTGCTCGCACAGGCTTGCGATACAGTCGTTTTCCAGTATCATGCAGCACAGCTGATTCAATTTCCTTGCGATCCACAGTGCCAGCGTGGGCACCAAGCAACAGGGAAATACGATTGGCGCTGCTGGCCAGAGGGAATACGGTATTTGCTACTTTCATTTACTACTCCTAGTTGGTTGAGATTAAATTATAACGGTGAAAGATATTTTGTCAACTAATATTCACTAATTCACTAATTATTTGCAAGGAACGCCGTGACCTTGTGCATCCATTACTTGCACAGGGGATCCACGTGTTCCCTTGATGAACTTGAATCCGCCCATGCAGCGCTCTTCGGTCCAACCTGTGGCCCACGTCCATGAAGTGTCACCGCTGCCGACCAGGAACCCAAGTCGTAGTAGGATTCCCAATACTACCACCACGATCATGATTTCGATAAGTGTAAAACCTTTTTGCATGATAACCCTTAATATTGATTGTAAATGCACATATATTCGACATTGGGGACAACACCAACTGGACGATACAATTGTTGCTCACCGTCCCACTGATCTTGATCGAACAGCACATCATGCTCAGTGACAACAGTGAAGCGAACTTCCTTGCCAGTGTGATGACTCTTGACAAAGAACTCGCGAGGCATGCCCATATATTCGCTGGCCAATGTAAGCGCACGACGAGCTTTGTTGTATTCGCACAGTGCAAGACACACTGTAGGGATCTTAGTTGCCTCGTCAGTGAGTTGGCGATAACGTGCTGCTTCGTAGCGGCGATCTGTTGCTGTACGGTACATGTGTCTACTCCTTTGTTACGCTATGACTGTATTATAACGCAAGAAAGCTCAATAGTCAACTATTTTTCTTGATCAGTTCAATCAAAGCTATGGCAATGTCATGATCTCCACGATCCAGTGCATCATGGGCAGCAAGCTCAACAAAGTCGCGATCGTCTGCTGCCATATACCATTTCCCGTCTTGCCGCAGACAGTATGCGTACTCTTCACGGGGATGGCTCAGACAGTACATTTCAAAGTTCCAGTAGGTGTTGACCTGCAACTTCTCGCCGCGATCCCGTGTGTAGAACAAGCATTGATTGCCGTACTGCTCGTTGAACTCCAGGTACTCTGCACTGGCGTACTTACCAGGATTGGCAAACGGGCGCTGTACACCAATTTCAGGCTTGAGAACACTGATGCCACCGTGTGCGATCAGCGCGAGTGCTAGGTCCGGATCTGTGTAGTGTTCCAGCAGGATCTTGCCGTTGTTGGAAGGATAACCGTCAAAGTGGCAGTAGACCTGATGAACTGCACCGTCTGCGAGTTCAACTGCGATTGTGCTGCGTGTTGCCATTACCTACTCCTAGTGTGTTGTTGAGCTTGTATTATACTCTCAAATCGAGGCAAAGTCGACCTTGGTTTCACGAAAGCTTTCAAAAAGATAGCCTTCTTCCATGGCCAAGATCAACATATCCCCATTGCCAATAGCACGTTCGCCGTGGCAGTTGTTCATGATGTACTCAGCATACTCGTCGTCAAACTCATAACGATCCCAGCGCTGATCAAATTCTGCTTCGGTCATTTCACTTCCTCCCGTGTTACCCGCATACATTTGTCATTGACCCATTCCATCTTCACAGATTGGCAGGCACGGTCGCTACCCACCTGACTACCAATGTTAAACGAAGCCCAACACAAAATTACCGCAGTACCCACGAGAAAAACGAGTTCTCCTACATCTCTATTATCCATAACTTACTCCGTTGTTGCTGTAACTGTATTATACGATCAAACGGCAGCCTTGTCAACTGCAAAGTAGTGATAGGGCAAGCCAATTAGATAGCACAGGTACTCATCGTCACCGTTGGAATCTTCAGCTTCGTGGATCCAGCGGAGTGCCATTGCACGATCCTTAGCACCAATCTCCATCAGCGACTTTACCCGCTCCTCGAACTTGTAAGCAGCAGTCTCCTCGTCAGCCCGACGCTGACTTGTGTTGACGATGATCACATGATGCAGAGCCTCAAACGCTTGGCTGAAGTCGGCTTCATCCCACCCAGAAGTGTCGATGCCGCGTGGACGAATGCCGTAAGCATCCTTGTACATGTCCCAGTAGATTGACTGGAGTTCTTCTTGGCGGGTAAGTTCTTGCATTTGGTTTCCTTGTTTCTTAATCACTGAGGTAGTGGTGCGTGTTGCAAGCATTTCTCATCTCCAAGTTAATTACGATGCAGTAATTATACTGCTATCCGGAATTTTGGTCAACTGGAGATCAATGTAACGTGCGTGTTTCTAAATCCTGAATGCCAAAAAAGTTTAAGAGCTGTAGTACATTACCGTGTATATCAGAAGTTTCCAGGGTGTTTGAAAGTATGAGCAATTTCAACTGACCATGTTTGTCGACGACAAAAATATAGTCACTGGCATCCAGATTACTGGATAAATCTTCAGTTGTAATCACATCGGTAATGCCTGACATAACGTATTACTCCACTATTACTTTATTTAAACATAATAAAGGCCATGGCCATGGTCTGTCCAATAAATCCCACTCCAATGGTCACAATATTAAGCTGATCCTTGAGCAGTATGGCCCGAGCAAACAACAGAGACAGTGCAATATAGATAAACATCACAATGTCTAGACTGGGCGGCTTGTCGCTGAGTCCAGTAATCAGAGCCAAAATGCTGGGCACTGTGGACAGATGCAGGGTCACCGCGGTCAACCAGCCCAGGGTATCTGCTGTGAGTTTTTTCAAGTGATCAATAAAAAACTTACGAACCAACACATAGAAACGGAGAATTTGAGTATTCATGATTAACCTTTATAAAAAATGTGACGACCAATTTGGACAATTTTTTCCTTGCGCCAGCCCGGATTAACATAGTCGGCGTGATAGTAGATGGCGTTGCTCAGGCTGGGTAATCTAAAATGTTCCAGCAAAACTTTTTTCGCAACTTCTTCACTTTCAGCATAGAGCTTGGGGTGTATGGGACGAATTTTGACAGCAGCGTCACAGACCCAGCTAAACTGGCAGATCACTTTTTCATAGAACACATTCTTTTGATATACCACACCACAGACACCGTTGCCAAACATGCCAGCCTCGACTCGGTTCAGAGTTACCTGTGCCACTGCAACCTTGCCCTCAAAGGGCTCCGAAGCGGCTTCCCAGTAGATGTTGCGTGACAGACACTCTAACTGCCGTGTACGTTCAGCGGCGGTGGCTATGACTGGCCCACGCGCAGTGTTTTCCAACTGCAACCGTTGCAGTTTATCTTTGGTGACATTAGTTATCAAAAATGCCGCCAGGACCGCGCAGGTCAGTATCATTACACTTTGAATTGATCTAATCAGCGCTCGATAATATCGATTGGACATAGATTGTATCATAAGTTTTTTCCTTTTTAAAAAAATGGCACCAGTGGCCGTTGCTCTCCAACGGCATTGTACGCTGAATGCTAATTTAACGCAATACTATTATAGTAGCCCAGTGATTCTGGATCCAGCATTGGCCAAGATCTGATTGTTCTTGGCCAGGGCCAGCACTGTTCTTGCTACTTCACCTGCGGTGTTTGGCTGACTGATGCCATAGAGCATATAGTCTGTGCCCACATCCTGCGGATCTTCTGCATAGTACTGCATACTGGAAACAAAATTCCAGTATTGCGAATTATCACTGTAGGTGTCTATGCTTATGTTGGCCTTGGTCCAATTTTTATTTTCCCAATATAAGTTTTGACAACACCAGAGATAATTTGAATTAATCTGCTCCACGATCGCTGGCATCTCCCCAGAAGTATCGTTGGCAATGATATTTACCAGATTTAGATACTGTGTTTTTTTCTCTTGGAGTTTTACCTCCCAGTAATCCTGACCATTCACTGGCACAAATGCGTTTGCTGTGTTTATTTCACTCTGCGACAGTGGATGCCTACCACGGAATCTGCTGATCTCACTCAGCACATCCCTTAGCTGAATTCCATAATCAGTGGCATACAAACGCGCAATGGCTCGATTCACTGATCGAACTCCCTCGATTATATAACCACTGGCCATGCCTATCACATTGATCAAACTCACTGGCCCCTGATCCTTGCCCAGTGGCAATTGCGATCGCAGATCATCGATGATGGACTGACTGATCAGCGTGGTCGTATTTCCAGACAATGCTTCCACATTAGCAGTCACCGATGCTTCTACGTTTTCAATGAGTTCAGCCAGAGCCTGCCCGGTGGTAAATATAGCGTTGATCATCTTGGGATAGATGTCTCGTCCAAATGATTCAAAACTGCGGAAATTTCCATCAATGGGCAACTGTCCCGAACACAGATACATATCAGTGTAGTCGTAGGCGGAACCAATATTTTTAACATTGGTGTGCAATACCTCCTGAATGACTGCAAGACTATTTCTATTGTTTACATTTTTAAGAATTTCTGAGATCACCGGAGTGTAGATGGGGTCGTATATGTTCTCATCAGTGATACCAGCAGCTCGCACAGCCACAGTTATCTTGGCTGTTGCGCCAAGGTTGTTATCCAACAATGACTTAAGAACAGCATTGGGGGTGCCAAACATACCCGATGGGATGGTCTGGACCAGGACCCCAATATTACGCAGCGCACTGGTCAAACATATACCTGGTTTATATTTGTCAAATCCCTGTGTAATTAGATCAGAAAAACTGGATGCACCATAATATCCAAGTGTGGTATTTTCTGCCTTTTTCAATGCCGACAGGTAGGCATTGGAGGTGGTGACCCAGCCCAGTGCTTGGTTAAATGAATTTAAAAAGAATTTGTTATCCCAGAGTGTGACATTAGCACTGGTACCGCTCAATCGCTGCAACTGTAAATCCACATAGTAAATAAAATTACCCTGAAGATCGGTAAACGTGTCAGGCATGACCCCGGTCAGGGCAGGTATTGCGGTATTTGCACCAAATGTGCACTTGGTGGGATCACGGTAATATGTTCTAAAATAGCCTTCGCAGAAAGGTACAATTGCAACCAGGACAGTCCCTGGATCACTCAGATATTCCTCTAGAGATATAATATCCCCCACATTTCGATAGTTCCCACCAGCAGGACCAGCAGTCATTATGCGAACACGATAACTACCGTTGGACAACGACATGGCCACCATGTTGCCCAGTGAGCTCAGTGATCCAGAATAAACTCCACTATTTGGTGCAAATTGGTTGCCTGGATAGTAAGACGTTGGCTCCACTGAACTTAGACTGCTTGATCCCCAGCCATAACCATTAGGGACGCTGCGATCGTAGTAGGAATTAAAAAAATCAGTGCCAGGCCCCCGGTAACCACCGGCCAAGGACCCCAGCTGGCCCGCTAACCCAGCGAAGGCACCAGATATAGCATCAGATATAGATCCAACCAAATCTCCCAACGGTGAATTACCTGGTGGGCCTGATCCCGGGCCAGTACTCTCACTGCCGCTGTCAATGGAGCAGAATTTGGAGTTTAAAAAATGTTCATGGCCAATGCGCCGGGTATCCAGTCGCAAGCTGGACGTAACTGTGGGCTCGTTGAAAAAGTTTGAATTTATCATGCGGACATCATGCCACTGGTATCAGCTGGGTCCGGAGTTGTATCTGGGCTATTGCTTGGGTCATTATAGCAACCAGATAATGATTTTGAACAAGGGCCATCTCTGCCATCAAATCCCAGCCCATCGCGGCCACCGCCACCATAGGCTATGGATCCACTCATCACAGGGGGCCCATAATATGCATAAGTCCCCTTGGCCAGGGTAATGGCATCAAACACAGTGGTCAGAGTGCCTATGGCCACTGTTTCCGTGCGATCTACGTCGTCCCCGCAATCCACAGCATCTCTGATGATATAGACCTGTTCCCCATTTAAAATAAATGCATCGCCCTGAGCGGCAGAAATATTCCTTACTAGATTGGGAGTGCCGGGTATGCCAGTCAGTGGATCAAATTCCAGAGGGCTCAGTGGCTCGCTACTGGCAAACTCCTTCATTGCTGTTAGAAATTCCGAATTAACACCAAACGGTGACGGATTACCTTTTATCATGTAATCAATTAGAGTTAATTGCAGCGGGCTGAGACCGCTGAGAGTTTCATTGGGTATGTTGCCTTTATACGAATTTGGAATTGACATGGTTAATCCCTTTTACCAAAAAACACATTAAAACTAGATGTTGCAACTTTGTGTCCACATTTTCCCACCCCAGAACGTGTGATGGGAATTTGCCCGTTGACTATCACACCATAGGGATTATCAAAAGTGGGTCCACCGCAATGTGTGGGCGGACATTTTTTAGCGCCGCAGCAGGGATGTGCAGTATATCGAACACCAGATAGCGCCACCTTGCGCCCATTTACAAATACGTTAGAACTCACCGGACTGGTCAAAACACCGCCGGGCCCTAAAATGTCACCTTGTCTTGCTGCTCCTGGCATTCACATCCGCCTTAAATTATAATGGGACCTTTACTCACAGTCTGTATACCAGTGGTAGTCTGAATGTAATGATCCTCGAGCTGTTTGATCACAGGAGAATGCATCATCACATGCTCCTGTCTAATCTCTACATCCTTATTTATGTCCGCAGAAAACAGACTTTGCATGAGGCCCAGCCCCTGCGGACTGGGAATAACAGTGCATGGGCGGTGTACCTTCCAACCAGTGGGCTCAGACTGCACTATTTTAGCAACAACTTCATCACCATTAACTAACTTGAAACATACAATGTCTCCTGTATTGTAGGCTTTAGATAATAACATTTAATTTTTCCTTTAATTGATTTTCAGATAATTTAGCAAGACCCTGGAAGCCACCTTCGACAAAAAGTTTTCCATTATGATAGATCTGTGGCACCGATCGGTGTCCTGCCCCCAACATAAATTGACGAGCTTCAGGCACTTCGTCTACTTTGATTTCTTCAAACTGAATGTTTTTAGATTTAAGTAGATTTTTTGCCTGTGTGCAATGTGGACAATTGTTTTTAGAATATATAGTTAACATTTTTCTTTCTTGATTTTGTTATTCACACCAACTTTTTTTTGCATCTCCGTAATATTCACGGGCGAATCCATTGGATATCAGCGCAGCTCTAAGGCTCTGCCCGTTTAATAATAAATCGCCCAGTACGCGACCACCAAATTTATCCCAATCATACAGTACAACTTGATGAGTCTGTGTAGTGGCTACTGCATTTTTAGTAAATGCCGACGCCGCCTGACCACGTTGTTCCTCCATGGGGCACTTGGCACGAAATCCTTTTTCAGGAGTATCAACTCCGAAAATCCGAACAGCCAATTCTGGCTTTAATGGTCTGGGAAGAAATGGTGCTGCAATTACTATAGTATCCCCATCATTGACTCTGACAATTCGTGCATCATAGGTCACACCCTGAGGTGTTTTCTGTGCCAGCGCCAGGGCCGGGATCATGGCCAATAATATCAATAGTTTTTTCATTTGGTGCTCTTTGCGGGTGTTGCCAGCGGATTTGGTGCCGCAACTGGGTGTTTCACACATGCTTCACGATTGCCCTGCCCAGCCTCGGTTAAAAATTCTGTTCCCTTAGTCAGTTGGCCAATTGGGCAACTGCACGTTGCAGTAATGGTACCGTTGGTGAGATTTTTATCGTACTTACACATCATCCCCCAGCAGTTGGTAGAGCCTTGGGCCAATTCACCAGAACATGATTGAACTTTTGCCTTGGTGTTGCTAGGCGGGACTCGCTTAAATTCGTTAGCCTCTTGTGGATAATGGAACCCTTCAATTAATCGAGGTGCGAACAAGCTCCATACCTGTGTGGTGGGATCAGCCACGTTGCAGCTTCCTTTCATTACTCCGGCAGTCAAATCGGCAATACTGGGCCCCTCTAATACCGGGCATTTACATACAACTTCGGGGTAAGTTTGACCATTGTTAGTGGTAATAGTTTTTCCAGTTTTGGTGCAGGTGCTAGCTGCACACAATGCAAATTTACCCTGGCATATGGTTAAAGTTTCCTGTGCATACGCATGGTTTATATTGAATAATATAACCAGCGCCAATAATAATTTTTTCATCATAATTCCTGTTTAAATTAAAGGTAGTTCTTCATAATTGAGCTCGTCACTCATGACACCAAGCACGTAGTTAGTTGATTCACTTTCCTGTAGTGCTGTTTGTTTTTTGCTGGTATCACTATGCTTGTTAAACCACGGGATGGGGGTAGTCTTGGGAGCATGCCCCCAATATTTGATCCCAATTTCTTTAAGAGCGCCCACTGCGGTAAAATCAACAAAATCACACAATATGTTAGCGTTAAGTCCAATGACTGGGCCTTTCTTGAACAAATATCGTGCCCATTCTTTTTCTTCACGAATAACGTCTGCATATAATGCCGTTACCTCAGCTTCACATTCAGCTTTTGCTTTGGCAAAGCGTGAATCTTCTTTGACCACCTGATTGATTAGATATGCAGTCCAGCCTTTATGCAATAACTCATCTTGTAGAATCAAGCTAATGATATTGCCATTGCCGATAAAGATTTTGTTTTCAACCATGGCCAAACTAGTGGCAAATGATACCATAAAACGGAATGCTTCTAATGCATAGCTGGCATTCAACGCCATCCAAATAGCTTTAATATGTTTTTCTTCTGGGCAGTTATTTGGATCGTCATCTGTTTCTTTAATACAATTTAATAGGTGTAGGTCATCATAGTACTTGCCCACACTACTTGCCATGTCCACGATTTCTTTTGTGTCATGAATTGTGTTAAACACATCCTTGGGCACGTTGTAAATATTGCGAATGATATGACTGTAGCTTTTACTATGTATGTTAGTTTCAAAGAAGCCCCAGTTATACATCAGTGCTTCTACTTCTGGCAAGCTGCACACTGGTGTGAATACTTGAGTTGGTCCGCGTCCTTGTAGACTATCTAGTGCAGTTTGACGCAATAAATTACTAGTAAAAATATGCTTAACTGCATCACTGGATTCTTTGAAGTCGTTGGAGTCTTTGGTAAGACTAATTTCTTCAGGTTGCCAGAAAAAACCACGTGCAGTAGCTTCAAAGTCTGCAATTTTTTTATACTTGACTTCTTCAAAACGTTGAATGGTCACTGGGCCTGCTGGGTCCAGAAACATTTTACGACTTAAATAATCAGTTTTGGTGGAGAGATTGTATTGTTCAGTACTCATTTTTTAAAATATTTATTTATTAGTTTAATCCCAAGATACGTACCCAACACTGTGGTCATTACTTTGACCACGGTGATCCATGTATCGCTATTTTCTATAGCAGCGCTTATGCCAAATGCAGTCACGCTCATGCTTACCATTGGTTGTCCATTAATAGTCAAACTAGGCCCAGCATCTACATCTGACATGGTGTATAGCATAGTATATAGGTCGTACAGATTAATTGCAACTATATAAGCCACTATACCCAACAATAAGCATATTACTATTTTTTTATAAGGCGTCTTCATACTCTGAAACTTTCCCCGCATCCGCAGCGATCTCGCTCATTGGGGTTATTAAATTTAAACCCCACATTTAATCCGCTTCGTACATAATCAACAATCATACCAGTCAAATATACTTGACTTTTTGGATCAATGAAGATTTTACATTGGTTGGTTTCAAAACATTGATCATCGGTGCTTACTTGGTCTACGTACTCAAGTACATAGGCTAATCCGCTGCACCCAGTGGTTTTAACTCCAATTTTAAGACCAACTCCTTTGCCCCTACGTTCTAACTGTCGCAGTACTTTCGCGGCTGCTTGATCAGTTAACGTGATCATGATGTTTGGACTTATAGTCTGCCACTGCGGCTTTTATTGCATCCTCGGCAAGGATTGAGCAATGTATTTTGACAGGTGGAAGAGCTAACTCTTCGGCGATATCACTGTTTTTAAGAACTGACGCCTGGTCAATGTGCATACCTTTGACCCACTCTGTGACAAGACTTGAGCTTGCAATGGCCGAACCACATCCATATGTTTTAAATCTTGCATCTGTGATAATACCATTTTCATCTACCTTTATTTGTAATTTCATTACGTCACCGCAGGCTGGGGCTCCTACCATGCCTGTACCCACAGTATCATCAATGTCAAATTTTCCTACATTGCGCGGATTTTCGCAATGATCAATAACTTTTTCTGAATAGGCCATGATATTCCTCTATGTGGAAAAACTGCTGCCACATCCACAAGTGGATTGTGCATTGGGATTTTGTATACTAAACTGGCTGCCTTCCAGACTTTCTTTATAGTCAATCACTGCTCCCTCGAGATATTGCATGCTCATTGCATCAATCAGAATTTTAATTCCCTGCTTTTCTAAAACAAAATCATCCTCGTTTACCTGTTCATCAAAGGTGAACCCATATTGGAATCCAGAACATCCGCCACCCTGCACAAATGTTCTCAATTTATAATTTGGATTGTTCTCCTCCACCAACAGTTCGGATATCTTGTTAGCAGCATTTTCAGTTATAGTTACTTGATCCATAATTTGTCCTTAAAGTTTGCAGGATTCACAATCTTCCTGTTCGTAATCTTCTAGCAGGTCTGTGTCTGGTTTCACCATGTCCCAGATTCGTTGCTCTTCAGTGGTCCTATCCGGGGCTTTACTGCCCTGTTTGTTAATCAGACTGTAATACAGAGTCTTTCCTCCCCAATACCAAAAATTCATTAGATTTTTTGCTATTAATGTGGTTGGGACTTTACGGCCTTTAAAATGCGCAGGATTATAAAATGTATTTGTGCTGATGCTCTGATCGATATACGCTGCCAGCACTGCTGCGGTCTTTAAGTAACCGTCACAGTCTTTCTGTTCCCACATCAACTGATATTTGTTCTTCAGCCTGTGATATTCTGGAACAACCTGAGTAAAACTTCCGGCTTTGCTTTCTTTTACGCTGATCAAACTCATGGGCATTTCAATGCCATTAGTGCTGTTGATGACCACACTGCTGGATTCCACTGGGGCAATGGCCATCTGTGTGGCATTGCGTACTCCGTATTCTTTCATAGTGGCACGTAAGGTTTCCCAATCTAGCTCAGGAGCAAAGTTGGTTAGGTCATTTACCCCATTGGCCCGTAGTTCCCAGGGAAATACGCCCTTACCGTATCTGGTATGGTCACTGCCCAGACACTTGCCGCGCTCACGAGCAAGCTCCACACTGGCCTCGGTAAGGTAGTAGGCCTGATGCTCCATCCAGCTTTTAACTTCTTGTAACGCATCCTTTTCACCATAGCGCAGACTACGTTTGGCATGCCAGTAGGCCAGGTTGGTGACACCTATACCCAATGGGCGGATTTCATCGTTGCTTAGTTTGGATTGGATGCTCAGGAAGTCCTGGTAATCCAATATATTATTAAGACTCCTATGTAGAATACGGCAAGCACGACGCATGTCTTCCGGATTTCTAAAGGCTCCCCAATTGATTGAGCCCAAAGTACAAAGGGCAATGCGACCATCAGCATCGTCAAGACGCTTAAAGGATCTAGTAGGTAAAAGGATTTCACAACAAAGGTTACTCTGGTAAATGGTATGATACTCAGGATCAAACGGACCTTGCTTCATAACATTATCAATGTTAACTAGATAGATACGTCCTGTATCAGTGCGCTCTTTCAGTATGCCTGACTTGAACACATCTTCGGCATTCATGGTCTTCTTGCGCAGACCCTTTTGTTTTTCATACTTGACGTATAATTCCGCAAAGAGTTCCGTATTAGTATAGAATGCTTCGTAGAGATCGGGAACTTCGTTGGGATCAAAGAATGTTATGTCTTCTTTGTTCTTGAATCTACGCCAGAAGAAGGCGGAAAGTACAACTCCGTAATCCATGTGCCTAACTCGGGTCTCTTCAGTCCCTTGGTTGTTTTTAAGTACAATAAGATCATCAAATTGATGATGCCAAATAGGATAAAATACAGTAGCACTAGCATTACGAATACCCCCTTGTGAACAACTACGCAAATCACCAAACCACTTCTTCAAGAATGGAATCATGCCAGTGTGCATGATTTCGCCACCCCTGATGGGACTACCCAACGGGCGTAGGCGTCCAATCTCTAAGCCAATGCCAGCACGTTTGCTAGCATATTTGGCCATCATCTCGCCACTAGCAAATATACTATCAAGATCATCATCACTGCGAATGAGTACACAGGAAGAAAACTGCTTGGTAGGAGTACCAAGCCCAGCAAGAACAGGAGTGGCGAGAGTGAAAAGACCGTCTGACGCAGCATTGTAATACTCTTTGATGTAGCGCATTCTCGCGCTATTCGGTTCTTCTCGGTGAAATATAGTAGCGGCCGCGACCATGTATCTAATTTGCGGAGTTTCATAGATTTCCTTTGTTGCACGATTTTTTACTAGATATTTTTCTATTAATTGCTCAATGGCAGCATAGCCGTATTGTTCATCCTTGGTATGATCCAGCATGGTTTCCATCCTATGCCAGTCTTCTTCAGTATACCATTCCAATAATTCCGCAGTGTATAACCCAACTGCAACATTGCGTTTTACTACTTCATATAGTGGAGGTACTGCATAGGTACCATATACATCTTTTCTCAACATGCTCAGCCGTTGCTTACCTGCTACATACTGATAGTTGGTATGCCCCACATCGGGGTTGCTTTCCACATCAATTAAATCAACAATGGCACGTAGTGTTATTTCATCAATTTCCTGAGTAGAAATTCCGTCATAAAAATGTGGTTGTGCCTTGATCTCAATCATGCTCTGACT